CCCGTACCGGTAGCCTACGGCGTCCGGCAGACGCCCTTTCGCCCGCGCAAAGCCGCGCCGGGGTGTGGCAAGGGGCGTCTTCGGCTGCCTCTTTGCCACCGGGAACACCTGCCAGTCCCCCTTGAGCTTCAGATCGTGGGCGTTCAGCCAGCTCTCCACAAGGATGCGGAGTTTGCGCAGCTTGCGCTTGTTGGGGCCGAATGCCGTCACGTTGTCCATGTACCGGGCGTAATGCTTGCAATAGCCGCTCTCCCGGATGAGCTGGTCGAGGGGCTGCAAGACGGCGTTGGCAAACCACTGGGAAGTGTACGTCCCCAGCTTTACGCCGTCCCGGATGATGCGCCGGATGAGGTCGAGGACGTGGCAGTCCTTGTAGAGCTGCCGCATCCGGGCCATGACGACTTCCGGGGTCAGGCTGTCGTAAAAGTGGCGGATGTCTCCGCAAAACTCGTACTTTGTCCCCTTGCGGTCGTACTTCATCCATCGCTGGATGGCGTTCTTTTCCCGGTGCGGCCCGCGCTCCCGGATGGATCCGCAGCAGTAAAAATCCATCCCCTGCATCATCTTGGGCTGCAAGACCTGGATGAGGGCGTGGTGGACATACTGGTCGGGCCACTGGGCCGGTTCGCTGATGGTGCGCCATTTCCGGGCGTTCGCATCCCACCGCTGGCTGACATGAGGCTTTTTCGGCTCAAAGCCGCCGACGAGTATTCGCCGCAGGTCTTTCACCCGCTGAGCCTTGGTCTCTTCCACCCACGCCGTACAGGTGTTGGGCTTGTGGCCTCGATTCCAGTGGTGGGTGCGGTTCACTTCGTCGATGGCGTGCAACAGATTATCATCTGAGATTAACGTATCAAAGAGCTTTCCAGCTCTCTTCATGGGATTCCCTCCTTTTAGCTGTACGGACGTTCCAGCGCCCCTTGCGGGGTGTACTAGCCCGCTCCCAAAATGCCTATCTTCACCGTGGGGTGTGCGGCTGTCTGTGCCAAGAATGTGTGAGGTTGGAAATATCAAAAAGGAAGCGGCAGCCGATGTTCCCGTTATAGCTCGACGCGGCGTTGTAGTTGACGTAGAACAAACCATAGTTGGAGTTGTGGCTATAGTTACCACCGACGTAGAGGCAGGGGTTCGACGAGCTGAAGTTCCAGTTATCGCACGAGGCCTTAGAACAAAAAAACACCGGCAATGCACAGACAGTCCCATATAAAGTTCAGCGCCTTACGGCGCGGTTATCTGCGGGGGCTGCGGCCCCCTCAGACTCCCCCGTTGGGGAGTTCCTGGAGGCGGCAGCCGAAGTTCCCGCTATAGCTCGACGCGGCGCTGTAGTAGACGCAGAACAAACCATAGTTGGAGTAGCGGCCATAGTCACCACCGACGCAGAGGCAGGGGCCCGACGAGCTGAAGTACCAGTAATCGCACGAGTACGTTGCGTCATTACCGGACGCGGATGTGGGGATAAACATCGGGAAGCCGCCGTTTGTCTTGACCTTGAATGCGGACGGCCAGCCATTGGACGGAACGCCGACCGCCGTGCCATTGCTGCTGTCGCTGAACTTGGATGGGTTCAGGACGATGTTCAGGCCGTTGCCGTCGTTGTAGCAGCCATCGCACCAGTCCCACACGTTATCCCACAATCCCTCGATGTTGCGGTACTGCGTGCCGCCGTAGGTGGCCCGGCTGCTCTCAGTCGTGCCGGTGTGGTACGGCATCGAATCGGTATAGCCCATCGCGAAGGTGCTGCTGCTCGGACTGCATCCATAGCCGATTTTCGCCTGACTGTTCCAGTCGGCGAACTCGACGATGTACAGCAGCCAGAGCGTAAACCGCATTGTAAAATCGCTCTGCCAGATGGTCGAGCCGAGATTGTGGATGCCTGAGCGGGCCGAAGAGCGGGTCATGTTCACCCTGGGGCTGCCGGTGCCGCTCTTATAGGTACCGTTGCAGTGGTATCTGCCGATGTACACCACGTCCCGCTCACCGTGACCGTCGCCTCTGTCCATGTGGGCAGGGCTGACGCTGTAGCCCTCCACCGCGCGGTCGGCGATCTGGATGGTCATGCCAGCGCCATTTTGCTCCAGCTTATACCAGAATTTGGGGATGCTGACCATCGTGCCGCCGGTGCGCTCGCTCTTTACCATGCCCGCCCAGGGCTGCAGGGTGTCAAAGGGACTGCCATAGCTGCTTGCCCCCGCGACATACGGCACCGGGTCAGTAAACTCTGCCGCCTCGTCGGTGCGGCTCCACTTGGTGGTGCTGGTGCCGTCCCAGCTTGCGCCGTAGATGTGGACGTATGCAAGCTCAAGGGGATAATCCCTGTACTCGCTCACCTCCACGCTGCCCTCGGTGGTCTCGTCGCCCAGCGTGGCCGTTACCGTCCACGTGCCAGCGATGGGAAGATAGAGCTTGATGCTCCCGCTCTCCGGCACCGTGCCGGTCACGGTCTTGTCTCCGCACTGGGCGGTGACGGTGCTTCCAGCCTTGACCGTGACGGTCAGGGTGTAATAGGTCAGGGTCAGGGTCTTGGTGCGGCAGTACTCTGCCTGCACCGTCTCCGTAGCCGCGCCGGTGCCGAGCGTGGCGGTGACGGTCCACTCTCCGTCGTGGGGCAGGGCCGCAGAAAAGCTGCCGTCCGCAGCCACGCCGCTCACGTCTTTCTCTCCGTCCGAGAGAACGACGGAACTGCCCGCCTCGGTATGCACCACCACCCGGGGCAGCACGATGCCGCCAACCGCCGCAGCGTCCGCCGCCGCGCCGGAGATGGTGAGGGTCTTGTCGGTCTCGATTTTGATAGCGTTGATGCGGTCGCCCACGGCTTTGGCGTCCGCGGGAGCGCCCTTGACGGTCAGGGTGGGGTCGGTGGTGACGCGGCCCTCAGTCTCCTTGGCAAACTGCTCTGCCCTCTTGGCGGACGCTTCGGCGGCAGCTTTGGAGCTTTCGGCGGCCTCGGCCTGCTGCGTGGCAGTCTCGGCCCGCTGCGTGGCAATGCCCGCCTGCTGTTCTGCGGTCCGGGCAGAGGCAGCGGCGGCTTCCTTGGCCTCGGCGGCAGTTTTGGCGCTGGCTGCGGCCTCCTCTGCCTTTTGGGTGGCGGTGGCGGCAAAGCCCTCCACATACTCAAGGCTCTCAGCCATAGCCTCCCGCACCTCGACGCCCCGCTTTGCCTTGCGGACGTCGTTGATGTTTTCTTTAAAAGTCTTGTTCACAGGCTCTTTACCTCCGTAGGCTCGTCATAGATGACGTCCTCATCAAAATAAAAATCGTCCCACAGCCAGTCTGCACCCGCGTAGGCGGTGGCATTGTACTTGTAGGGATTGCACGTGCCGGTGATGGAAAAAGTGCCGGTATGCCGGTCTCTGCTCTGTGGCGACACTGTCCACAGGCCCAACCAGAAGTTGGCCGGGTCCTCGTCCAGTACGCAGCGCAGCCACTGCCCCTGCAAGGCGTTTTCGAGGACGCTCTGCACCTTGCGGCGCTCATCCGGCGGAGCCTTACATTTGAGGTCAAGCCGGATGGTGCGCTGGAGGTAGTGTACTTTGCCGTCCACAGCCCGGGTGAGGTCGAGCAGGAAATCGCCGCCCGGCACCTGCACAAGCTTTTTGTCCGGCTCTGCGCCGGAGATGAGCGGGCTGCCAACCAACAGGTAAAGACCGAGGTCGTTCAAGGTGTGCAGAGAGCCGATTTTTGCCCCCATGAGCTTGCCCATAAAAATCACGCTCCTTTACATAAAGCCCTGCAGCGCCTCTGGGCGGCAGGCCGTATCATCCTGCACCCATGCGCCTGCCGCCGTCTGTCGGTATCCGCTGCCAAAGGTCACGCCGCTTTTGGACGCCGTGACGTCCCGCCGCTGGGCCAGAGCGCCGGGGAAGAGGATGGAGTATGTCTTGCCGTTCACCGGCAGCACCGCAAAGGCCCGACCCATGCCCCCGGCGGCAGCCCACGCTGCGGCGTCTCCGTCGTAGGTGAGCAGCACCGCCGCATAGCCGGAGAGGTCTGTGCTCGTGGTCTGGGCCGCAAAGGTGGAGCCCGACCAGCTTTGCAGTTCGGTCCCGTTTTTCACGCCGGAGAAGGTCAGGCCATCCGTCCCGAAATGGATGTTGGCCGTGATGCTGGCGTGGCCGACGGTCATGCCGGAGGCGGGGGCATAGTCGATGAAATCGCTGGCCGTCTTGCCTGCCTGCGTGGTGTCTATCTGCGTTGTACCTGCATACCGGCTGGTGGATGCCGTCTTTTCGGAGAGCTCGTTGGTCACGCCCAGATTTGCCACGGCTCGGTCGGTGAGGGTGCGCCGGGTCATGCCAAAGGTGTACTCCTTCTTCTCCGGGTGATCGAGCGGCTCCACAAGCTTGGTGCAGAGCATGATCACGTCGATGCTGTGGGGCTTGCTGATGATATGGGCAAAGCTGGCAAAGGTCAGCCGCTCGGTATCATAGCCCGCGTCCACAAGGTCAACGGCCTTGACCTCATAGCTCATGGTCATGAGGTCGTTCTTTTCCAGGTCCTGCACTGCGGCGGCAAAGGTGGCGTCGCTGCTGTCCGTGTCAAACTCCCTGATCTTGGAGACCACGCCAAATTTTTTCACGGCCTCGTCGTTCTGTATCCACCCGTACTCCCGATTCCAGCTGTAGCCTTTTTTCGGGAGGTACTTGTCCACGGCGCTCTGGCTCGTGCCGTTGATGCCGTAGCGCTCTTCGTGGGTGCTGGTCGTCACGGTAGTCGAGCCCCACTTAAACCAGAGGAATTTGTACTTCCACTGGGTCTTGGTCTCTTCGACAGTGTGCTTGTTGCCCATCGGCCAGATGCGGGTAAAAAGGTCGTTGGTGTCGGTCTTTTCGGTAAAATCCAGCAGATTCACGCCATATTCGATGTTCTGGGCGGTCTGCCGGTCAGCCTCGTATGCCTGGTCGCAGTAGTTGAGCACGTTCATGCCGGTGGTGGAGTTATAGGTGCAGTAAGCGTAGCCGCCGTAGGTCTTGAGCACCATTTTGCTGATGATGTCCCATGTGCTGCCGTAGTCCTCGCCCACGCCGTACTGGTTGCGGTCGCCGTAGCTCACCACAAGGTCGCCGAGGGCGGCAGTCACCCTGCCCAGCTCAAACTTTTTCATTTTGTCGTAGCTGGTCTGTTCCTCGTAGCCGTCGCCGCCGGAGATCTGGGAGTTGTGGGCTTTGATGAGGTATTCCAAAAAATCCCTCAGCTTGCCCTCGTAGTTGAAGGGGGTAATGCAGCTGTCGTTGAAGTAGCTGAGGGCTCCCTCGCAGTAGATGACCCGGCGGTTGAGCCAGTCAGCTTCGTGACTGAGTACCCGTCCCCGCCATATCTCCTTTCCGTCCTGATGCACCGCCACAGCGGTAGACATCTTCTGCATGGATTCGTAGCAGGGGTGGGTGCGCAGCATGGTAAAAGTAAGGCTGCCGCCCTTGCTCACCTCGCGGGTAAGCTTGGGCGACAGCACCACAGCCTGTCGGTTGCCCGGCTGATAGACAGTCAGCTTGTTTTCGGGGTCACCGTAGGGATATGCAAAAATCTCGTACATCTCAGTTTCCTCTTTCTGCAAGCATCTGGATATGGCCCAGCTGGTCGTTCATGCCGGGGGCGAGAGCACCCACAATGGTGCCGTCATCCAGCACGATCTGCTGATTTGCCACATCGGGCAGATACTGCTCCACTACGGCGCTCAGCTTTGCAAGCTGAGCCTGTATCTCCGCCTGATACTTGGGAACGGAATTGTTATTGGGGTTGTAGGTAAAGGGGTCGCTGCGGTAGTCGTAGCCCGCAAAAGCCCGCTCGTTGCCGTACCAGTAGGCATCCTGAATGTCCAGATAGCTCATGGCACCAGACGAGGCGCTTTCTTCCGCAGCAGACGAAGACGAGGACTTTTTGCCAAACTTTTTGCCTAATAAGTAGCTGATCCAGCCGATAGGGCCGGTGAACGCCAGAAGTGCGCCGGAGAGGAGCTTGCTTCCCAGAGAGCGCTCTTCGCCAGAATCCTCGCGGGCGCGGGCGTTCTGGCCCATCTTGAAGCCTACAACGCCCTCTGCGATGACGGCCAGCACGGCCAAGCACTCCGGGAAGAAGGAGGCCGCTCCGCCCGCTGCGGACGCAATGGCCTGCCCGGCCCCGGCTTCACCGGCAGCCGCCGCAGCCTTCGTGCCGCCGCCGAACAGCTTGAGGATGCTGCTGACGATGCCGCCAGAGCCCCCGGTTCCGGAAAGGCCCTTCATGGCGGCGGCAAAGCTCTGCACTTCTTTGGTGGAGCCGTTGACCGCCGGGGTGATACCGTCGCTGAAGAGGCCCGCAATGCTCTGCAGCGCCCCCTGAATGCCGCCCTGCGCGTAGTGCTCATTGATGGCGGTCATCGCATCGTCTGCCCATTTCAGGATGGTGTTGCGCTGTTCTTGCGTCACCTGCCCGAAAATGACCTTTACCACATCCCCGGCGATGGCCTTGCCGTCTTTGTTCTTGATGTCGGTAAAGAGGGACTTCACCAGCCCGAAAATGCCTTTGTCAGACTGCCCCTGAATCTCGGAGATATACTTTTCGGTGCGGGAAAGCGCAGCCTGGATGCTTTTTTCGGCCTCTTCGGTGTCGACCTTGGTATTCTGGAGCACACCGTCGATATAGGTGTTGATGGTTTTGGTGGTCCGGGCCACGCCATCGACGATGTTTTCTTCGGTGATGGTCTCAGTCTTTTCGATGTGTTCGGTGTTGTCGGCGTATTTTTTGGTGACTTCCTGAATCGCCGTGGTCACGCCGCCTTCTACCTTGCTGGTGGTGCGGGTCAGGGTGGCCGCCAGCGTTTTCGACATATCGTCGTACGTCTTTGTGGTTTTGGTCACCACGCCGTTGACCTTGGTCTCCACCTGCTTATAGGTGGTCTCGATGCCATCGACCATCTCCTTGCCGGTCGTGGTGGTGGTCTCGGTGATGCGGTCTTTGATGCTGCCCGCGCTGTCCTTGACCTTTTCGGTGAGAGTCTGGATGCTGGTGGTCACGGTGCCGAGGGCATTCTGAGTGGTAGTCGTAGCCGTTCTGGAGATGGACGAAATGACCGTTTCGGTGGTGGACTTTGAGCCAGACTTGCCGCCGGAAGAGCCCCCACCGCTGCCGCCAGTGGGGATGGAGCTACCACCGGCGCCGGCGGCAGCAGCAAGCTCAGCCTGCCGCTCAGACCAGCTCTTGTTGCTGATGCCAACGCCATTTAGCGCTGCCTGCCTGCGGCGGTCGCGGGAGTTCTGCTGGTCGGTTGATGTGCGGTAATCCTCGTAGCTGTCATAATCGGAGTAGGCGGTTTTGCCAAGGGCCTTGTTCAGGGCGTAACTGGCTCTATCCAGAGCGCTTACAGCCGCCGAGCCCAGCCTGCCAAAACTGCTGATGATGGTACTGATCGGGTTGTCCAGGCCAAGAATCGCTTCGCCGAGACCTTTCCACCCATCCTTTTTGTAAGCGTCCTGCGCAGCCACCACCATATTGTTCAGGTTGCCGATGACCACGCCGATTCCGCTGCTCAGATCGCTTGTCATAAGACCAGCCAGCTGGCTCACGTTATCTTTCAACGTGGATACCCGGCCATTCATGGTCTGGCTTTGGGTGTCCATGGCGTTGTAATATCGTCCGCCCTCTTCGCTGGCCGCGATAAGGGCCTGCGACAGCAAATCATAGCTGATGGTCATCTTCTGGACTTCCTGCACCGATTTTCCGGTGTAGTCGGCTAAAACCTGATAGATATTGATGCCCGCATAGGCAAACTGCTTGATGTCGATGGCGGACGCCTTGCCCACGTTGGCGATCTGCTGCAAGTTTGCCGACATGCGGGACAGCTCTGCATTACCGCCACCTGTAGCCGAAACAGCGTCGCCCAGCGCCATGATGACCTTGCGGGAGTAGCCTGCATTTTCACCGGCGCTGATGAGCAGCTGATTGGCCTGTGTCAGGCTCGCCACGTCAAAGGGGGTGCGGGCGGCGTCCTCCTGAATGGCGTCCATGGCCGCTTTGGCCGCCTCAGCGCTGCCCAGCATGTTGGTAAAGCCGGTGGTGTAGCTTTCCAGCTGGGCGTTGTACTCGATGCCGGAAGCGATGAACCCCTCTGCGGCACTGAGTGCAGCGGCGTAAAGCTTCGAGAAAATGCCCGCCATGACCGTGCCCTGCGCAATGGCACCGGCCAGAGACTTGCTGGACGCTTTATCCGTAGAGCTGGCAAAGTCATCCATGCCGTTGTTTGCGGCTTTCAGCGCGGTCGTGGTTGCCCTGAGCTGCGCTTCTGCCTGTGCCAACATGGTCTTGAGGTTTTTGGTCTCAGAGGATGCTTTGCCGGTCTTGCCCACCGATTCGTTGTAACGTCTGGTCAGCTCCACTACGGCCTTTGCGGCCTTGCTATACTCTCCTGACAGCGAAGAAACGGTCTTTTTCGTCTCGGATTGCACATTTTGGATGCTCTGCCGGTAAGCGGAATCATCCAGCGACAGAGTTGCTTCCAGATTAAAGATATTCAGGGCATTTCACCTCCTCCGCACAGCTCCGCCAGAGCTTTTGCATTGTCGGCGGTAATCTGCTCCGCCGTGCGGGTGTCTTCTTTGGTGTGCAGCAGGGGGAAATGCCTGGATGCAAGCCCGGAGTAAAGGGGCTGGATGCCGAGATACTGCCCGATGGCGTCGGCCACATAGTCCCGGAAAAGCTGCGCCTCCTGATGCCTGCGCACCTCGGCGCGGATATGCTCCATGATGTACGGCTTGCCCAGCAGCCGGAGCATATCCAGCCGGATGGTGGATACCAGCCGCCGGTAGCCGTCCGCGCCGATCACATCAAGGACTGAAAAAAATCCATGAAGTCCACATCCCGGAGCGCCCGGCTCATGGCAGAGGCCAGCACACGGGTAGGCGGCTGCTCCTCGTCCTTGTCCAGCACCACGAACAGGGGCAGGATGCCGAGGGTGAGGTCTGCCTTGTCCGTGTAAAGCAGCTTGGTCATGTCCACGGCGTTTTTGTTAGCCTGCGCCCGGCGCTTTTCCAGCCGCTCTGCGTCCGTCTCCGTGCCGGTCAGCTCCGGCTCGCGGCCCAGAATGTCCATCACGCCGGAGTCTGCCACGTACTTTTTATAAGCCTGCGCACACTCATAGGTGCGCTTGAGGTATTCGGTGCCGTCGAGATCGATGATATTGCGCATATGTCCTCCTTAGTCCCCGGTCGGGGCCTTGACGATCGAGTAAAATTCCATGGGGGCTTGAGTGGGGTTTTCCAGGTCAGCGTAGCCGGTGAGGGTGATCTGCATGGATCCGCCGCCGCGGTGAGCCGTCTTGAGGCTCAGGCCGCCGGAAGAAAGGGCATTGAAGATCTTGCAGACCAGAAAGCCGCCGCCGATCATGGGGCCAACCCAGTACAGCTCCCTGTAGTCCTTCAGAGCTGCCTCGATGCGGGGGACCACATGGGTGGGGTCGTCCGCGTCGATGTCAGCCGTGCCGATGGCCAGCTTGAGCACGTCGGGGCTTGCGTTGGGAGTGGTAAAGGCGATGGTGGCGGTGGTTCCGGTGACCTCGTTGCCCTGCTTGGTGTTGGTGGGCGCGTTGTCGATGTCAGCCAGCGTATCTTCCATGCTGTTGCTGTAGGAGATGGTCACGCCGCCCTGCGTGGCGCAGACGACATTGGTGCTGTCGATTTTGGGGGCGGAAAGGTCGAATGTGGAAAGCAGATTACCGGAGCCTTTGGGGATGCTCTTGAACGCATCCGGGGTCAGCACATTGACCGCGAACTTTTTTGCCAGAGTTTCAGGCATAAAGGATCCTTTCTCACGGGATAAACCGTGTAAGCTCAAAATTGAGGTATTCGCACAGATAGCCCTCGGGCGGGTTGTCGAGCGGCTGCGCCCACGGGCTGCCTTTGCGCAAAAGAATAGCGCCGCCCTCGCATTCGATGGTCAAACCATCTGCAAGGGCTGCGCTTATCTTGTCTTCGGTCTGTAAAATAGGGGTCCGGCCTTTGGCACTCGGGTACCAAAGCCGGGCGTGGAAGGTGCCGGACTCATTCCAGCTGCCTGGAATTGTCGGCTGATAGGTCAGATACGGCAGTTCTGCGCCGGGAGGGATGTTATCTTCCAGGTAGCCGGGGATGCCAAAGCCGTTAAAAAAGGCGTTCAGCGCCCGGTTGATGCTCTCAGACGGTCCCATCAAGGCAGCACCGCCTTTTTGCACTTCATAGCCCGTAGTCCCATGCCGGATTCTTCCGGGGCGCTGCCCTCATCGGCTGCGCTCGTCACCTGAAAGGTCTGCCCGTCGCTCACCCGCTTGACGTAGTCCGGGAAAGCCAGCGGCACACCGGTGTTGACCAGCAGCGTATAGGTGGACGCTGTAGCCGCCTGCTCTGCAACCTGAGCCTCCACGGTGGTATCGTGGCGCTCCACGGCCTCAAACTCGGGGCCGTCCTGCCAGCCGGACACAAAGCCGCCCACGCCATCCGGCTCATAGCTGCGGGTCTGAAAACGGTATTTTTTGGTGAAGCTCTGCATCACGGTGGATGCAGCGAACGAATTGACCATGTCACATCTTCCTCCACTGGTTGATTTCGGCCCGGAACTTGGTCTTGCCGTCTGCGGGCAGTCCGTCCGCGCCTGTAGCCATCGTGCCGGACCACCCGGCAAAGGATTGGGACACATACACGCCACCGGCCGGGAGCGCCTTGTCGTATGCGTCGATTTTTTCGGCCAGCGCGGCAAAAGCGGGCGGCACACGCATGGGCTGCACCGCGCCGTTAAAGGTCTCGGCCACCAAATCGCCGTCTCCGGCTTTGTGTACGCCGTCGTTGAAGATAGAGCCACACACGAGGAAATACTGCCCCGGGACTACCCCGGCGGGAACGGTATCCGGCTCAAAGGCAAACTCCCCCGCAACGGGGTCGTCTGCCCGGTCAAAGAAATTGTGCGTCAGTGCGCACAGCTCAGGGACGGTCATTGGATGCCTCCTACTCAAAAGGGGCGATTACTCGCCCGGGGTGATAGTCTGGACAGAGATGCCGTCCAGATACTCAGCGAACAGGGTCATGCCCATGACGGCGAAGCTCTCAGAGACTGCGGTGTGGTAGTTGCCCTGAGTATGGAAGCCGATGAGGTTGCTTGCCTCGCCCGCAGTGGTGTAGACCAGACCAGCCTTGGAAAAGTCGCTGTCGGCGGGGTCAACATAGTACAGGACGATGTTGTCCACCGGGGTTGCGATGACCTTTCCGCGCGCAATTTCGCCGCTGGAAAGCAGGAAGATGGTGTTGTAGCCCATGAAGTCCTTGATGTACTGGAAGCCGAACTGGTTCTGAACGGTGATGTTGGCCGCGCCCAGGTACTCGTACACATCCAGAATGTTGGCGAAGCCAACGACGCCGGTAACGGTGCGGTGCATGTTCTTGAACTTGTCCTCAACGCTGCCCTTGGCCATCGCCAGAGCCATCTGGAAGGTCTTGGGGGTGCCTTTCAGGGTGCCGGTGTTCAGGTACTTGTAGAAGCGGTCAGTGACGTTCGCGGTCAGCTGGTACAGGAACTCGTCATCGGTCTTCTGAACGGCGACATCGTAACCGTACTTCTTGATGGCCTCCAGAGAGACGGCTTTGGCGAACTTTTCGACAGTAATGTCAGCATAGGTCTTTTCTTTGACGGTGAACTTGCTGTAGGGGATCTCCTCGCCCTCAGCAACAGTGCCGCTCTGAAGCGTACCCTCGGCATACTTGCTCTTGAGGGTAGTGCCGGGCTGCATCCGAATGGGGCGCATGATGCCCATGATGTCGCGCAGATGCTGCCAGTTGCGCTGGAACCGGGTGACGAAGTCGATCTCGCGGGGGTTGACGGTAATGTCGGTAGTTACGATAAGGTTTTCTTTTGCTGCCATGTGTTATTCCTTTCCGCCGCCTGTAAAGAGGTCGGCATGTGCAGCAATCGCGGCCTGACGTTCGCCAGCGTCCTTGATTGCAAAAATCTGGTCTTTGGTCATTTTGGAGCCGGCGTTGGTGGGCGGGGTGTCCACCTTTGCGCCGGTGGTCGTGGTTGTAGCCACAAAGTCACCCCAATCAGCTTTCAGGCTGTCGGCGTGCTTCTTGGCGTCCTTGACGTTGCCCTTTTCGTCCAGCTCCAACTTGTCGATGTCCTCGCCGGACAGCCGCACAACGCGGTCTGCGTACTTGTCCAGCACCCCGGCGGACTTGAGCAGCTCCCTGAATTTAGCTTCCTTGGCTGCATGGGTGTCCTTCTGGGTCTGCTGGGCTTTGTAGTCGGTCAGTGCCTTTTCTGCGGCCTGCTTGCCGCCGTTGGCTGCATCGCGGTCTTTCTCGGCTTTGGCGAGGGCTGCGTTCTTCTCATCGAGCTGGTTCTGCAAGGTGTCCGTTTCCTCATGCAGCACGTCCAGAATTTTCTTGAGCTTGCCGCTGGTGTCGGTCGTTTCATCTTCCAGAATCGCCCGGAGAGTCTTGCGTTCGAGTGCCATGTGATAGTCCTTTCTGCCCTTGCTCGGGCTGCCATGCTTGGCAATAAGGTTTATTTGCCGGACATGCTGCCGGTGTGGTGCCGCTTGCAGGAATCGAACCCGCGTCCGCTGGTTACAAATCAGCAGCTCTGCCATTGATCGAAAACGGCATAAAAAAGCGGCTGACGCTGTGCGCCAACCGCTGGATATTGAGCTTTCAGCAGATAATGCAATAGAATGACAGATAGACCATAGCCACCAAAACGTCAATACCGATAAGGGCATACCACTGTGGTTTCTTTGCAGTGGCGATGGCAAGAGCATTCCAAACGGCAAAATTCCAAAGGAAAAACATAATCGTTCCTATCATTGCCATGACGATTTTTTGTTCTTGTGGGTTTGGGCTCACTTGTTTATACCTCCTTGTTTCCTTCCTCCACTGCGATCTCTCGCAGCTCATCAATGTGTTTTTCCACCGCCGGGCGGAGAAACGGGCGGGCTTCCATACCCCGGGTGAAGTGCCATCCACCGTTGAAGTCCTTCCAGACCCACGGCGTTTTTCGTCCGTTGCCCTTCTCGGCAAAGATGCCCGTGCCAAGCTCAACATAGACGCTGTAAAAGAGATTCGACCCGATGGTCACGGCCTTTTTGGCAAGGTCTACGGCGCAGGTCAGGCTTTGCTTGAGCACACCGCCCACATAGCCCTCTATGCCCGTGCTGTCTGCCGTGCCTGTAGGCACAAGCAGCTGGGCGTAGTCCTGCACCTTCATGCCCCAGATGGTCAGCACCCGCTCTGCCCATGAATCCAGCGCCTCATGCAGCTGCGGGGTGTTGTCGGTGAATTTTATGTCGTAGTTAAATTTCATGGTTATTTCTTACGCTTTTTTTGTTCTGCGTTGTAATTGATGCTTCTTAAAATCATCTCGCCGGAGAAGTTGTATCTGCTGTCAATGACCTGTTTTGCCGGAATTTCGCTCATTTTGGAAAAGTTTTGAGCGCTGGCGCTCCGGTATTCTTTTGCAGCCGCAATCCAAGCGTCATTGTCCGAAGTAATTCTGCTTTTGAGCTCAGCCGTCATTTTGCTGCTCGGATGCCTTTGCTTGAAATCTGCAATCTCTTTTTTGTTCTGCTCTTCCATGCGCTTGATATTTGCATCAATAGTATCAAAAGAGCTCTGAATAATATCTTGCGCCCAAGCAACCTGTTTTTCGCTGCCCTTAATCGGCAGCGACGCCGCGTTAAAAGCAGCCACCCCAACAACCTTTGTGCTTTTACTTGCTGTGCTTTTACTCGCTGCGCCGGACCCGCCCATCGTAATACCTCCCCATTACTTTGTTGTACTCAGATTTGATTATAGTTGCGTTAAAATCCATATCAGGCAGTGGCTTGCCATACCACAAAACTTGTGTAGGATTCAGCCGCCGGATAGCCTCTTGACAACCCAGTGTAAATAATGTTTTTGCCAGCTTCTCGTGCATACAGCCGCACGACGAAATGGACACAATGGCATTTCTTGGCTCGCCATCAAAACACCACTCGTAGCTTTCCGGCCATACCCATTCGATGGTTGGAATGACCTTGATACAGTGCATTTGCCAGTACGCTGCAAGCCAGTGCCGTTTGTACATACTCCAAATCTGTACCGCTTCCGGGTGATCACGGTACATAGAAAAGTCCGGCGAACATACTGCACCGAACTGCTGCAAAAGCGGGATGTATCTGTCAGGTGTGCGCCACACGGCCTCAAAAGCACGGTCAACGCAGTAAAAATGGACGCCTTGTCGGGCTCTATCTCCCGGTTTAGTCTTCTGGATTTTGTCGAAGGGAATCCATTCTAACTTATCAATACGAATATCCGTTTCCGGCTTGATAATTGGCATGTGAAACTTGCCAGCACCCGGGAATACTGCCTTGTGAGTGTTTTCTACTGGGTAATACGGCACAGTTCATCCCTCCAAGCCTTATTTTTTCTTCTTTTTTCTCGAAACAAAGCCAATCCATGCGCCGCCCTGTTCGACCGTCACGCCAAACGGCTTTTGTGTGAGTTGCATGAGTTTTGTGCGGTCGCTCGACGACATCCCTTTTAGATCAAATGCAACTTTTGGACCGCTCTTGTCCCAATATGTGGTGTGAGACGGAGAGGAACCGTCGCCACTTCGATATTTGTTGAGATCAACGCCAACTTGCTCTTTAACAAAAGACACAACATCGTTATGCGTTTTCTTGTATCTCGAACTATCCACAACAACGGCGGCTTTCTTTGTCTCCACTGCCGCAATTTTGCTGTAATCGGTGACCCATTTGCCATTTACAAAAGATTCAAACTCGTGTTCGTTGGCAGTCCCACCGTTTGCCATTGCAGAACTTCCAGAGCCCCCGCTAGATTTGCTAAGCTTTTTTGATGCGCTACCGCCACCACCCATTACTCCGTCTCTCCTTTCGTTTTATTGTTTTTGTGTCTTCTCTCTTCCGCCCACCACATCTGTTCGGCTTCCTTGCCGCCCTTGGATTTATACCACTCGGTGTAATCCATGACGGGAGTGACTTCTTTAGTCACATTGTCCCGCTGCATGGCGTTCTGCCGGGGATACTTGCCAAGCGCAGAGGACAGTACACAGCGGCAGTGGTAGACCATCTCCGGTGCTGCGTTGGGGTCTCCGGGGTGCTGAATCTCGTAACCCATGACCTTGAACGGCTCGTCAAGCTCTGCCGTCTGCTGGTCAAGCAGGCGGTGCATTTCACGGGTACGGTAGTCGTGGGTGGAGTTCCAGCGCTTTTTGACCTCGATGCCCAAAGCCTGGGCGTTGCGCATCTGCTGCAATGCCCCGGCGTTCTGGGCGCTGGTAAGGGATGTGATGGCGTTGTTCATGGCCCAGTGGATCTCTGTATCTGCCATACCGTTGACGGCCTGCACAGCAATGTCGTGGACGCTCTTGCCCTGCACGATGCCCTGCATGACGTAGCGGTTGAACACCCGGGCGTCATAGGTGCGGTTGCTCTCGCTCTTGATGCGCTTGTTTGGCACCATGCGGGGGTTCTCTTTCAGCAGCAGCTTGACCGCTTCGGTGTTGTACAGGGTCAGCCCGAACGTCACTCCTGCGGCCTGTTCCAGCTCGTAGAAAGCCCAGTTTGCGCCAAAGGAAAAGATGTTGTATTGCTCGTCCCGGGCCAGCTTGTAGGCCATCTCTTGGGCTGTGGTGCAGGTCTGCGTGATGCCGTCCAGCTTAGCGTGCATCAAATCGGACTGAAAGACCTGATTTTGCAACCAGATGCGGTAATCGTCCTCGGTGATCTCGCCTGCAGCCATCTGCGCCCGCTTGCGCTCGTCCAAAGCTCGGTACTTTTCCAGAAACTCGGTCAGCTGCTTCTGCATTTCCCGGCGAGCAGTTCCGTACACCCGGAGGATACGGCGGCGCAGGCGGTTCAGCTGCCGGGTGGAAATGCGGTCACGGTCGGTCATAAGCCAATCGCCTGCGCAACGGCCAGAAAGCAACCAGCCACAATGGCAAAATCAGCGACAAAAAGCATCACATCGATCAATCTTCCCAGAGGATCATAAATTTTGCCGGGTTTTTTCATCGGTGTCTTCCTCCTCGTCCACGGTCTCCCGCTCTGCGCTCTCAGCCATCAGCGCGGCCTTGGCCTGCTCCTTTTGTTCCGGGGTCAGGTTGGGCAGCAGGTCAATGGCCATGTCCTGACCGATGATGGTTGCCTCGGAAATGACCATGCTGACCTGCTCGGCGGTGTTGGTGATCTTGCTGCGGTTAAATGTCGGCATAGCGTTTTCGAAGCCGGCCAGTGCGCAGATCTGCCGGATGAACGGCTTGACCTGCGCCTCGAAGTCGTCCGCGTTCTGGTTCAGCGGTTCATAGGCCGCATCCAGATGGTCGTTGGTACTGTCCGCGCTGACGCAGTGCACATCCAGACCGCCGAAGTCCTCATACACCCGGGTGTGGAGCAGCTCCAAAAGAGCCTGCCGGGCCGTCACAGGGATCTCGGTGGTGTAGGGGGTGATCTTGCCGCCCTCGCTGGTGTCTGCGCCTGCAATGTGGTACAGATTCAGCTTGACAAGGAACTCTTGCAGCTCGTCATCGGTCATGCCGTTGAAGTTTTCGCACAGCCAGTAGATCTGCGAAAAGTCCTGCAAGTCATTGCAGAAGCCGGACATCACCAGATCGGTGTTGTCAATGTAGGCTTTCAGCCCCACAAGGGTGCTCTGGTGCAGGTCGGATCCCCACAGCGGCACAATGGGAAGAGCGCTGTAGTTTTCGCCCTCCACGCTTTCCAGCCCGCCGCCGGGTGTGGTAACGGTAACGCTCTTGTATGCCTGCTTCGGTGTTGTCTCCTGCATCACATTGCCGATTTTGCTTTCCGTATACTCGGTAAAGCCGTCCAGCTCGTACAGGATATAGTGCATATCCGTGTCAGGATTCAGCCGCCAGAAGCGTACACCCGCCTGCAAAAGGCCTGTCTTTTCATCGTACAGGGGTGCGAACTCGGTCAGCTTGAAAACCACCAGATGGTCGTTGTTCCAGAATCCGAAGCTCTCACCGTGGATCAGGGCGAAATATCCGGCTTTCTGGATCTGCTCGTCAAAGTTCTGCCCCAGCCTGTCCTTGTCCACGCTATCGTCCGCAAAGACCACGCCGTTGCCGAGGGAGTATGTGGCTCTCTGCTTGTTGAGCCGCCGGAAAAGATTACTCTTGACCATATCGGGGTGCAGGACATCCTGCTTTGTGTTTTTGGACAGGCGTTTCAGCATCAAAGCGTAAGCCTGCGCGAAGCGTTCAGCCCCCGGGTTTTTCTGGGCGTCGTACAGATCAGCGTCCAGCGCCATTCTGTAAGGTCCGGAACTGCAGTGCTGCTGCACGAAGCGCCGGATGAAATCAGGCTGTTCCCCGGCGGCTTGCGCCTGCTGGAAGGTCTGGAATGTGTATACAGTGCTCAAAATCAATCCCTCAGTTTTACAAGGCGCTTTGTGCGCACGAAATAGCGGATAGCGTCCATGCAGTGGTCGTTGACCTTCAGCACGGCGTCGTCTTTATCCGGGTCCCAAGCGTATACGCCGAACTCTTCCAGCGTGTGTTTGCAGCCTTTGTAGATCTTCAGCCGTCCGGTCTGCAGCATGGTCTGCACGTCCAGAATGCCGCTCAGGACGTCGTTATTTGCGGGGGTCTGGGTAAAGCCATTCTTGCGCAGCTCTGTAATCAAGGGCAGGGCAGAGGGGTCAACAATGATCCTTTCCGGCTTGAGGCCATTCAGCCACACCTTGAGGTCCGCAACATACTCGCCCACGGTCTTTTGCCGCTTCTGCTCTCGCCCGCTGTAGTAATATTCCCGGGTGACGATCCAGCAGTCCACATCTGCCTGTTTTTGGAGCAGCAGGAACACCGTTGCGTTCTGGGTACCAAAGTCACACGCCACATAGGCGCTTTTCGGAGACAGCTCGGGCAGCACGTCAATGACGTGTTTTTTCGGGTCGAACATGTCATATACAAGGCCCTCTGCCACCGTCCACAGACCAAGAATGTAGCGCTGATAGAAAACGCCGCTGTACTGGCTGCGGTATCTGGCCTTGATGTCCTCGGCAAGTGACAGGTTGTCGTCCATCGTGAAATGGAGATACATCATCTTGCGGGAACGGCATTTCCGCACCCACTCCAGATAAAACCAGTGCTGCGGGCTGCCCGGGTTGCAGTTGAACCAGAACTTTGACCCGGTGACGGAGCATCGGGCCGTGGCCTGATTGACAAAGCTTTGCGGCATCAGGGCCACCTCGTCGAAGAATGCCCCGGCCAGAGTGATGCCCTGGATCAGGTCTTGGCTACTCTCGTCCTTGCCGCCGAAAAAGTAAAACTCGTTAACTTTGCCGCCCTTGCTGACGGTCATGCAGTTTTCTGCCCGATGCTCCTTGACGTTGTAGCCACGGGCTGCAAGCTGCTGTTTGAGCGTCCCCAGCACGTTACGTCGGAAGCTGGCAATGGTCTTTCCACACATGGCAAACTGCTGGCCGCTGTAGCAGGTCATAGCCCACTGGACGAACGAAAAGCTCATGGCAAAGGTCTTGCCCGAGCGGATAGCGCCATCGGCAATGATTCCGTTGTAACCGCTGTATGCGCTCTGCGGCGTCCACCAGCTCAGGACCTGCTTTTGCCGCTGGCTGAGGGCTTTCCAGCGAAAACCGTTACTTTTCCGCATTGTCGTCCTCTTCCTCTGGTAGCATCTCCACGTCATCCGGCAGGCTGAGGTCTGCTGCAGCACTCAAGGCCTCAAGCAGGCCATCGTCCGGGGCGTCTATGTTGCTCTGGTCTCCCAGCATGGCAAACTTGTCCACGATTGTGCCAAAGGCCGTGGAAAGCTGCGGCAGTGTTGCTTCCGCGATCTTGTCTGGGTCAGCCATCGCTTTCAGGTACAGCCCGAGAAGCTCTTGTGCTTCTTCTTGCTTGCTCTCCATGTAAGAAAGCATGTCCTTCGAGTTTTCCCGCTTTTTTTGTGCACACAAGCGCGCACTCTCCGGGTATTCCTTTACGACTTTCTTGACGGTCGCGTCCGAAACATCGTTCAGCTTTGCGGCTGCGCGGTAGCTTTGGAGCTGCACATAGTCCGCAACGATCTTCTTTTTTTGCTTATCTGTCAGCCGCCGTGCGCCCACCGCCACCACCTCTCTAAACTCATGCAAAAGAAAAACCGCCCGGAAAATCCGAACGGTCAGAATATCAAAATAAGAGGCCTTGCTTGTCGGGTGCAAAGCCTCTGCGCCCAGAACTTTCGCGGCTGGATGCTCCGCTATTGCACTCCCCGCTCTCGTCAGATCATGCAAGCACTCCCGGCAGGGCTCGAACCTGCAACATGCGGTTTTGGAGACCGCCGCTCTACCACTTGAGCTACCGGAGTATAAAACACCGCCCTTGGACTCGAACCAGCCAGCAATATCTCAGCTGACACGCGCTCCGTACTGCGCTCAGGCGGCCATATAAAACAGCCCTGGCGGAGAACCAGGGCTGTTGTTTGACGCACATCCCGTCGGGAAGTCTACCCACACCCTCAGGGATTCAAAGCTTTCTCTCGTGGCACGGGAGGTTAAGCGTGCAGCTTTGTGGGGGATGAGTCCATGCGCCATACGGTGCGATACGGCGGAATCGAACCGCCTCTTGTCTCTCGTGAGCGACAAGCTGCCTTTGTGTCAGTGTATCGCATAGAAGCAGCCCGCAAAACGGTGAAGGAGAACAGGAAAGCATGAAAACCTGTCACAAGGAAGGGACCGTTCTGGAGGCTGCGTGGCAAGCGGCTACCGCTTAGCGCTGAACCGCTTATTAGAATTTTACATCCAAGCTTGCAGACTTGAAAAGAGCTGACCCCTCCCAAAATCACGCTGTGTTTTCTTGTGCATGTTGTACACTTTGCGCGTCAGAAAATTCGTCCCATATCTCAGCCAGGGCCATGCATCCGCGTTTGATTCGCCGGTAGACCACATCTGACCCGCACACGCCGACTTCTTTTGCGATTTCCTTGTGAGACTTGCCCGTGACATAGTGCTCGCAAATCGCTTCGGCGCATTCCGGCTCGGCCATCAGGCAGTATGCCCGCCGGGTGGCCTCGACACGCAGATTGCACAGATCCGTCTCCATCCTCTGAAGCTGTCGGCGTTCGGTGTCCAGCTGCTCTACAGCAAAGCCCACCTTGTCCCCATTGCCACCACCCGCAGGCATCCCGCTCAGGCTCTGGGTGCATTTTTCTGCCGCGTCCCGGATGCGCTGTATTTTTTGTTTCTGGGCTTCGATAGCTGCTGCAAGGTCCCGGCACTGCTGAAACCACGCCTTGACGGTGCGGTAATCCACGCCGCTGTCAGGCTTTGGTGTGTCAGTTTCAAGCGTCCACTTTTGGGTCATCTGAGTTCCTCCTTTTCTTCGATTTCGTCGCCCCACGCATCCCAACCAGGCACACGTTGACGGGCAAAAAGTTCAATGCGTGGCACATCCCCCAGCAAATCAACAATGCGCCGCCGTGTTTCTTCTGGTTTTACGCTGTGCGCTTGGATAGGTTCCTCAATAACCTGCCGCACGGAGTGGCTTTTTATCTGCTTTTTTGCGCAAAAGTCATGCGACACACCCAACAGACAAATTTCTGCGTTTGCTCTGGTGTACGCACCCATCCCAACGAAGTTTTTTCCGCATTTGTATTTTTTCACCCAAACAAAAGCAGCGGTTTTGTAAGTGAACCCCCAAGCATCCATAACTAGAAGTGCATCCGGGAGTGTGGGAAATGTTGCCCACATGAATAATAGGCATCCACCCCCCGCAAGCTGTTGGACAGGCAGAGCGCAAATATCATCGGTGGTCATAGTTTTGTAATGCTGGGCTGCGTACCCTTGTTTTTTACCAGCCGCTCCTTTTTGCAGATAGTTCCACGGTGGATCTGCGTATATGACGGAGTACTTTTTGTTTGGCAAGTCCATATCATCCCTCCATTTCCTCGATCCAGATCTCCACTCTGGGGTTTTGCTTGTCGTAGTCCACCCGGCTGCCATCGTGGGCGGCGACGATCTTACTGTTGTCGTCCTCCAGCACGCGGGCTTTCACCAGAATGTCTGTAGTCGCCTCGATGAGGTTTGCCAGATCGACCCGGCGGGCGGTCTTCATGTAGTACACGCACCTCACGTTCACGCGGGCAGAGATGGGGCTGCGCGGCCTTTTGATTTGCCGCAGGCAGTCCGTCTCATAATCCACGTAGGCCTTGCTAGGGGCCACAAAGCGCCCGCCTGAGCGGCTTTTGAGGATGCGTGCAGAGTTTTTCTTGGTTCGCGGGTCGCCGTAGAGGGTAAGTTTCATCTGCCGTCCTCCACATAGCGCCAGCTCTGGGGCGGACTGGTAATTTCCACAGGCCGCATACCAAACCGTGTGCTCTGCAAGCCTGTGAACGCCCGCAGCTCGCGCGGCTGGTCGTAAATTTTCAGGTCGGAGATGTGCCAGCCGCAGCCGTCACGGCCTTTGAGATATTTTTCGGCGGTTTCCTTGCTCATGCATGCCGCTTCAAGGAGTTCATCGGCCGGTTTGTAATATGATCCGGGTGCCATAACGTACAGGCTTGCAGATTCCCAGCTTCCTGTTTCCCCAACATGGGTCAATCCAGTGATTTTTTTGCAAGTAAACTCGCCAATAACCGCACTGTCCAGCCGCAACCACCCTTTACCGGGAACGATACGCAGCCAGCCGATTTTGGATTGTGCCTTCGTGCAGTAGATGTACACCTTGAACGGTGTTCCATGCGCAGGGCAGGACTTGCGGATTTCAACGGTCTTTTCGCCGTTAAGAATCTTCTCGCACCATTCGGGCCGGATGCTCAAAAGCACAGCTTTCATCTGTCCGCACCTCCGTTCGCTCCCATGTACTTCTTGCGGCCCCGCTCCCGGTGGCGGTCCTCGTGGTCGTAGCGGTAGACCTTGCCTATGTCCAGCATCTCTCTGGTGTAAGCGGCTTCCGCGCCGCGCGGGCGCTTAAACTCGGCGTACTTGGGGCATGTGTCGTGGCACACCGGGTGACGTGCGGGGCAGTCTTTACACGGCGTCATCGTCATACGGCACATCCTCCATTCTTGATCCGCACATCGGACAAAACGGCGTTTTGAGGCCACACGGATTAACCTCTCCGCATTCCGGGTTCGTACAGCGTGTTGCAGGTACGCACCACGAGCCACTCTTACCAGCGCTGCTCACACAGGAGCCAGGAATTTCTTCCCAGTGTGCCACAAGCCGCAGCGTCTTCGGGTCGATGGTTGGAGCCTCGTCCACGCTGTTCAGGGCATCCTTGTCATTTCTCAGCACCTCCGGCGGCAGCGGCATCCAGCCCCTCACAGGATAATCTACCCGGTTGTTGTAGACTTCGTCCTGATTGAAGTGGCGATATTCCCACCACCCTTTGGGGATGATGTAATCATCATGCTCTTCATCCAGCTTGCCCCATGCTGCAAGTTCATCCCAGCAAAAAATGCTATCTTGGGATAAGAGAGTTCCATCTTCGTAGTGGGCCGTTGTGATTCCGCATCCTCCAGATGCGGTCTGATACATAATCAGCACTTCTTCTTCGACCTTCGGCGGGTCGGTTTCCGGGTCTCTCCATACGGGCCACAGACTCTTGAGGCCAATAACCGGGGCTATCTCGATAAGCGAGGACGGGACACCGTGAAAGGCGGCGTTGCCCTTGGTGATAATCATAACTTCGTGCTTGAGCAGCTCGTCGCGGTCAATCAAGACAACTTCCTTAGACATTGCATTTCCTCCGTCCTCACAGGTTCAAACTCATCAAACTCGGGGTAAAAGGCTCGTACCCGGGAGACGGCGATATGCTCTGCCTCGCCGGGGTTCTTCGCTTCCACGATCCAGCAGTGGAGGTCTGTGCCGCCCTCGTTGCGGCACTCGATCACGGCTCTGTATTTAGCCATCGTTCACGCTTCCTTTCTTTCTCAATGGGCGCCTCTGCATGGCGTTTTTCAAAAAATCGCCGTTTGGCTCGCTGCGGTCAACGCGCAGGTTTCGCCCTGCGCCGATGGGGTTCGTTTTGCGGTATTCTTCCACGGACTTGCAGCCCATGCGTTCCGCCTCGGCCAGAGCTTTGCGGACGTAGGCCCAGCACTTGCACTCCGCACCATCTGCCATGCGCCGCACAATAATCCACTTTGCCGTCGGTCGCAAGCTCTCCGGGTCAATGGTGGGCGCCTCGCTCACCATATCTGCGCAACATTCAGCGGTGCTTTCGCACTCGTTTGTGGTTTCGCGTCCAATATACAGGGCGTATTCTTGCATTTCTTTTTCAAGAGGGGTTGCGTTAATCAACCTCACTTCATCCATTTTTCAGCACCTCCGTTCTCACCGGTTTGATGTCCCGATATTCGGGGTAATGGTCGCCCGCCAGCTGACAGGCCCGGAACTCTGCCGCAAACTGACTCGCGGCGTTGATGCGGTATGTAAGCGCGGCGTTCCCGTGCGGGCCGCTGCACTCTACGATGACTTTGTATCTAGGCATTTTGTCCTCCGTTCTTTTTCAGTGGCCTGCGGTGGGAGGCATTCTTGAGCCAGTTGGGGGCGCTGGCGGCTTCCTCGGGCGGTCGGCTGACATGGGCACCCTTGGCACGGCTCCCGCCGATGGGGTTGGTCTTGCGGTACTCCTCGGCAGAGGTGCAGCCCTGAGCTTCGGCTTCATCCAGCGCCTTGCGGACATACGCCCAGCTATGGCCGCCCAGGTCTTCGCATTTTTTGATAATCTCCAAAACCAGCTCTTCGCCCAGCCGCTCCACATAACCGGGCAGCTCTTTTTCGCCAGCTCTGCTCAGTTTGCCGATGCTCTCACAAAAATAATCTATCAGATATTTCGTCGTCGTCCTCGTTCCTATATGGGAGGAGTCATCTTTAGATGACGACGACTTATCTATATCTAATATCTTATCTCTAATATCTGTATGGACATTTTTGCTGACATCGGCATGGACATCCTGTGGACATTGTCCACAGTGTTCTGCTTCAATTTGACGCTTGTTCGTTCTTTGCAACTTTTTTTGTGCTGCATAATCGGTCTCGCTTCCGACCATTTCAGAGTGGTTTGCAAGCACGAGTGTGCCGTCCTGCTCCTGATAAATCAGCCCAAGTTTCGCATAAAGACCCAGCGCAACGCGCACAGTGTCGGCAGAAAACCACTTGGTATCGCGCTGAATCTTATCGACGTCATACGGAATGATCACTTCGCCGATCTGCCGCGAAAGCCTGCCGTTGGTGTTGATGGTCATAAGGCAGAGCATCTGGTACAGAACAACGTAGTTTGCACCGTTCTTCTGACCCATGAGAAAATCCACCGCGTCAGACCGCATGAAACTGTCTTTGAGCTTCAGCCAGTAGTATCTTTTTCCGGTAGCCGTGTGCCTTCACCTCCTTTGCGCGCCCGTATAGCCAGATAGCGCAGCTATCGGTTTAGAACGGCAAGTCCTCCGAATCGTCGATGACCGAGAAGTCGTCTGCGCTGCCCCGCGAATACTCCGGCACGTTCTGAGGCTTCTGCGGGGCGCTGTGAGCGGCGTTTGCTTCGCGCACATGATTTTCCGTCTGCTGGTCGAAATCATGCACAGAGGGCTTCTCTGCGGCCTTTCCGCCGCAAAAGCTCACCTGCGACGCAAGAACCTCGGTAGCCGTGCGGTTGTTGCCGTTCTTGTCCTGGTACTGACGGGTCTGCAAGCTGCCTTCGATGGCGATCATGCTGCCCTTCCGGAAATACTTGGAGACGAATTCGGCGGTCTGCCGCCACGCGGTGACGTCGATAAAATCGGCCTTGCGCTCTTCGCCCTGCCGGGTAAAGCTGCGGTCAACCGCGATGCGGAAGCTGCACACGTTGGTGCCGGACTGGGTGGTCTTGAGCTCCGGGTCGTAGACCAGACGGCCCATCAGCGCAACAACATTAAGCATGGGCCGCACCCTCTTCCTCGGCGTCGCCAGCGCCTACCTCGTAGTCGATGTTGGCGCCCATCAGGACCTCCGGACACTCGGCGCGGGCAAAGTAAGCGGCGGCGCGGTACTTGAGCATCATTTCGGTCATTTTGGGCCAGTAGCTGCCATTCTTGTTCCACCACCCGGCATCCTTTGCCATCTTGACCGTGACTTTCGGGCCTTCGACCTTTTCGCCGGTGAGCTTGTCCACGCCGATCAGGCGGCAGCCCCAGTTGTCGGTGCCTTCTTCGCCCTCCATGCGGTAGCGGGTGCGGCCTGCAAACTGGCCGCTGTTGTCGATGAGGGCCTTGCAGCTCTTGCCGCTCCATGTGGGCATACCATGGACGACGTAAAGGTTCTGCATGACGAAAAGGTGCGAGACACCCATGCGAAGAGCCATCTCGCAGGCGATGGCACACGCACCGGGATTGCCGGTGTAGGTCTGGGGCAAGAAACCCTCGGGAAGCTGCGCCATAGCGGCGGCTTTAGACTTCGCAAGCATCCAGTTGCGCTCGTCCACGGTCAGGCCCTGCACCTTCTCGGCGTAGCTCTGACGCGGCGACTGAGCTGGTGAAGTGGGTGCTGCAGGCGCAGGCACCTCTGCACTCTGGACGACAGCTGTATTCTGGTTGAGCATCTCGATAGGGGTCTGGTTTTTTTCAGGCATGATGAATTTCCTCCTCGGTAAATTTAATATCGATGATATTGGCGTAACGCTTGATGGCGTCAAGCTCGGATTTGGTGCAGCGGAAGACGAGCTTCCGGTCACGCGGCTCTTCTTTGCGAGTAAATCGGGCGAAGAAATCGTCATCGTACTCGTCCAGTGTGTAACCATTACCGTGGCCAACGCCTGGCTGCACAAGGCTGACAGTGTAGGGGTTCTGCGCCGGGCCTTTGTAGTTGTCCGGCATCCCACGAATGACAGCCTCCCGTAGCATGGTGCGGTACTCGGTCATGTAACAAAAATCTATGGATTCATACGGCTCAGGCATGATTTCTTCGCCAGCAGCGGCATGAACGATGTCGATGAGGCACATGAGCTCACCGACCCGGCGATAAATCGAGTCGATGGTGCGGCGGGTCTCCTGGCTGCCCAGCTGATGGCTGCGGGCAAAGCCGGTGAACAGAGCCACAGCATAGTTGACGTCGCTGGTGAGCTTGTTGCCGGTGCTGATGAGCCGGAACAGTACATTGTCGTTCCCAACGTACTGGAAAATGCCCTCGGCCTTATTGGAAAGGTCTTTGATGCGGGCTCTGCGGGCTAACGTCTGACTCATGTGTATCATCTCCCGTAAATCTTGCGGCCCGAAGAATCCAAGACGTCGATATGGTCATAAAGCGGCCAGTTTTCGTCCGCCCAATGCTGAGCCTGCACACTTGATAGCACGGGGTCGAAACCGGCAAAAACCAGTTTATCGCATCTGCTAGGATTCCCTTTATGGTAAGCATTGCAGCAGAATGAAGCCTGCTGTTTTTGAGTTTCATCCCGATGGATGTGCCGCAGCCGCTCCGGCTGACGATCATGCCAGCGAATCTCTGCGGCTCGCATATATCTACCGTTCATATTCCTGTTCCCTTTTCACTTTTTTGCAGTAACGGCGAAGCGGAGGGAGACAGTCAACCTCCGCACGATCAATGCGCTCCTGCTCAAAAATGTACTTGTGCGGGCGCTTTTTTTTCATGGCGTCGATGTCCAACGGAAGACACAAAGCTGTTGGCGGTCTTGTATCCAAGCTTCGCAGCGCACATGGCGGACGTTCCAGCAGCCACTACCTCACCGGTCTTGGCGCTGTACACGGTGTACCATGTGATATAGTGGATGTAATCAGCCATGTGCAACGTCCTCCGCATCGTGAAGGGCTGTGAGCAGCCCATCTGCTGCCGCGCTATAGACCTCTGATTTTTCCCGGCAGATGACCCGCAGCCAGATGTCTCCCGTGAGCGCGGACTCCGTTGCAAGCCGTGTGGCTGTTTTCAGGTGCTCTTCGGCCTGCTGCCGAATCAACTCTTCCAGCTTCATGCGCCCTTCTCCTCATCCTGCGGATACTCCGGATTCCGGGCATGGTTGCGGACGATTTTGCCGTAGCCGCTGTGCTTATATCGTTTGTTGTCCTCATGCATCCCATAAAACGACATTGTCAGCCCGGCAGTGGATGCAACAATAATCCAAGGCGCGGCATGCGCAGCCTCGGCGATGTCCCAGCCGCCCCAGTAAGCCAGCGCAACGGCCAGCCAGGAGCAGGCCCAGCGCACCACCTGCACCGCGCCGATGATTGCCAGCAAAGCCAGCCCATCCAGCGCTAAGATGAGTCGAAAATTCATCGGTTTCTTTCTCATTCTCTCGGTTCCTCCTTTGTATAAACCTTTTCGAGCTTGTAAAAGTCCTTCACCCACGCCATAAAACCGGCGCGGGAGATGTCCGGGCAAGGCTCTTTTGTTCCTACGGACGGGATCGCCCAGCCGGTAAACAGCCCCGCCTGGATCTGTGCTCCCAAGACCTTTTCGGTCTTTGAGATGTTGTTGTCCCGAAGGATCTGGACGCATTCGCCTATCGTAAGGCTCGGCTTCTGCATGGCGTCCTCCTTTCTATCAATGTCTCAGCACAACATTGGACGAATGAACCAGATAGGTCACGCCGTCAATCTTCACTTGCAGCTGGTCGCCCTCGTAATCGTCCCAACTGTCTAATCTCCCCTCGACAATCGTTCCATCAGGCATTTTCAGCTGCGCCCATGAGTAGCTATACGTCAGGTCTATCACCTGCTTATTGCATCCGGCCATCAGCAAAGCGCTTGCCAATACGGACGCTACGCCTACAATAACTTTTTTCATGCTTATACCTCCTTAACAAGCTTCCCGGAGGTAGTGGTGTTCCTCTGGGCAGCGGCTGCGGCAAACAAGCTGGTCTGGCCGTTGGTCTGCTGGATCAGCATCACGGTGTTGGTGCTGGGCTTCCAGCGCTGAATGTACTCCACCGCCTCGTCAAAGCGCTTACGGGGGATGTTGCCCACGCTGTTCACCCGGAACCAGTCCTGCACATCGTGGTTGCACTCGCTGTACACCTTGCTGCGCACGTGGTTGTCAATGTAGGCCGGGGTGTCCTCGCCGCCAAGAGCACTGATCACCGCCCGGCTGATGCTCTTGCGCAGCACACGCTGCTGGTTGTAATCCACCGTCATGGTGTTCTCCAACGCGGTGAGCCGCTCTTCCTGCCGCTGGGTGCGGTTGTCAAGCATAAACAGCGCCTGCATCTCCTTGCTGAGCTTGGGCATCATGTAGCTGCCCGTCTTGCGCAGGGTAGGCAGCACCTCGCTGGTGACCCACCGCTTAAACCGCACCGCCCCTTCCAGCTTGCTGCCAAAAATCAGGCTGTAAAGGCCGGACTCGTTGATAACGGTCACTTCCTGACTTCCTCCAAGGGTGTCACATTTTGTTACCCCCTTGTCCTGCTACGTGGTCAATCAAAGCCTTGCGATGATTGCTGTAACCCAGCGCCGCCGCCACGTCCTTGCCCACAAACCACGGCTCGCCGTTCTGGTCTACCGTGCGGATGCTGCCAAACTCGGGGTTGCTGAAAATCTGTAATTCGTTCAAATCGTTCACTCCTTTTAATAAAATGTCTTCTCTTTGCTGTGCCATCGCAACGCAACGCCTGACCGCTCTTTGCCATGCCATCGCTGCGCAAATCACGGCATTTCTTCTCTCTGCCATGCCAATGCATCCGAAGCAAAACCTTTCCACAGCGAATCGTCACGGTGCACCGCTTTTCCTTCGCAAATCACATCAGCGCTTTTCTCTGCCATTCCTTTGCTCTACCATTCGCTACGGCGCCGTACCATGCCCTCGCTCTGCTTTTCTCCGCTTTTCCTTCGCCTTGCCTGTCTGTGCTTCTCAGTGCCGCTGCGATGCGGTAGGTCGCAACACGCTGCCACTGCACAGCAGTTCACCTCATAGCCGTTGCTATGCACCTCTCGGCCTTGCTCTGCCCTTGCTCTGCCTCTCTTTACCTCACGACGCTATGCCATTGCTTCGCTTTGCCATGCTTCGCCTTTGTCGTGCGTCGCGACGCACGGCCAATCGAACCTCAGCCTTGCCTCCGCGAATCAGGGCCGTCAATGCCATGCCGTTGCGCTCAGTCCTTCACCTCATAAGCGATGTAGGTAAAGCGGCCCTTTCCGCTGTTGCGCCACTGGCCGATGCCGCGCAGGATGCCATAATCCAGCCACTCACGCACAACCTTTTCGTGGCTGTCGTCAAGGAGGATTACGTCAAACTCGCAGGTGCTACCCGCCGGGATCTCCTCACTGTTGGCAAGGCTCACGCGCTCGCCCTGTGCGGTCTGAGCACGCAGCGGACGCTGGCAGTCGGTAATCTCACCGTTCACGTGAATGGGAATCATGCGGGGCTGAATGAAAATCAGGCCGTCAATGACCTTCTTGTAAGCAGTCAGCTTGCCGCTTTCGTTCACGACCTTCTTCTTGCCAGTTTCGGTCTTGCCACCGATGCGGGAAAGCATACCGCAAGCATCCTTAAACATGCCTTTGATCTGGTAATCGTAAAAGATCGGATTGCCGTCTGGGTCACGCGGGAAAACAGTCATGCCCTTGTCAGCTACCGCATCGGGGCCAAGAGCTGCCACTTCATCCTCGATGGTGGCAGCATCCGGCGACTTGCTGGCGATAAACTCGCGGGCCACATTGGGGTTTGCGGGCCATGTGCCCAGCACCGGCTCAATAAACGTAGCTTTCACATGCAGTTTTTTCATAATAGTAACCTCCAAAATAAGTTTGTATCCTTACGCCACGCTGTGGCTTTAAGGTTGCTCATGCTTTTGCCTCTTCGTCTACGATCAGCGCCGTGACCGGCACCCGGAAATAGTGCGCCACCTTGAGCAGCTGTGAAATGCTGGGGCCGTACACGCTGCGCTCCCACTTTCCGAGGGAACCATTGCTCAGACCTGCTTTCTCTTCCAGGTCTGTTCTAGAAAGCCCGTGCAGCTTGCAAAACTGGTCGATTTTTGAAACATTCACTAGCAATTCTCCTTTCCGGGCTTGAAAATCACTAGAAAATATGCTACTATGTAGTTGCGAGGTACAAAGCGAATAAAATCTAGCGTCTGCCCGATATAATATTGTCAGGGGCTTTGGTTTTGTTTGCCCCTTACGCTCTCTATTATATAGCCTAATTTTCTAGTTGTCAATAGAAAATTAGGCTATCGGAGGAGTTTTTTTATGCGTTCTTTGCCTGAACTAGTGAAATTCATCCGTGTATCGTGTAAAAATCAAGGCAGTTCCATTACAAAAATGGAGAAGGATTTGAAATTCGCCAACGGAACAGTAGGAAAATGGGCTAATGGAAAGCGCTATCCGCCGAAAGATAAGCTATTGCTTGTGTCTGATTTTCTAAAAATTTCCATTGAAGAGCTTATGGGCGAAGAGCAAAAAGAAAAGCCCAGCACCTTGGAGACGGTAAGCCTGAGTGGGCTGTCCCCAGAAGATGCTGAGCTTGTAAGAAAAATCATGGCCGCATCGGACGCAAAAAAGAATGCGATCCGGGCGTTGTTGTAATTTAGCTGTTTAGAATATCGAGGACTTTCTGACGGAATGCAGGGTCACTCTTAAGCTTTTCGATGATTTTTCTGATTTCGTCCGGGCTAAAAGATGTGTCCTGCATTTTGCTTTGTCCTCCTTATATAATTGTTATGTGTGAGGTGTTGCGGTATGGCACGAGGCGGCCGCAGGAAGGTATCTATTTATACTCAGCGAGACCGCGCAAACAAACGGTGGCTTAAAAAAGTCGGGAAGGCAATCACGCCAAGCAAACGCACACAACGTGCAATAGCAGAAGCTATATTTTCTCCCATTCCTTCTAGCTCTACAATTCAGAAAAGAGCGCCGTACAAGCAAGCACCCGTAAAATGGAAAGACGCAAGGCCTACGCTTTTGCAATGGGCTGGTTGCTTTGCTATTGGTTTAATTTGCTTGTGTCCCATACTGAGCATCTGGAAACCTTCTTTCAATATTTCAGAAATTTCCCTTTTGTTCGTCGCTTTCTTTGCCTTTCCTTTTTTGGTTGCAGCACTTTGCGTTGTCGATTATAACAAAACCAAATACCGCTCTTATCATTCAGGAGACGCCGCAGCTGCTCCAGATACTTTTGATTTCCCTGCAATGGAAAGCATTGATAAGATCACCCCAGAAGAAACAATAGCAGAAATTGACCGGATGAACGCTAAGATTTTCATGGATGAATTTCAAGATTCCCTGAATATCATGCAGAAAACGGCAGACCCAGATACTTTTTTCTTTCGGTATGACCTTGCTTTGGAACGTCTCGACAACATGATAGAGCTGCAACAGAAGGGAATAAAATTCACCTGTGACCTTCCAGCCTTGAAAGCTCAGGCGCTTGACCCGGAAACCACTGCTGAAACCGTAAATGTGCTGATAGATAATGCCTATGCAAAACAGGCCCAGAAGCTTTCCGGTCTCAAGACTGAGCGTGGCCGCTCAAACTCTACTCAAAGATGGTATGCATCTTTTGAGCCGTTTTTAGACCGAATGCCACTCCGATCTAAAACGTATCTTGAAATGAAACACACCGCTTTGCAAGAGGTGTAACCAATGGATTTATTTACAGCGTTTTCGTTTATGAATGGCGAAGAACCATCCATTCCGGCAGAAGAACAAAAGTATTATCAAGAACCATCCTACTATAAGGATTATGTTCCGTCTTTTGCTCTTGATGCCGTGAATGGTATGCGTCGAGTGATTCCGTTTGCAGAGCAGATGCAAAATCAACCCTCTACCGCGAATGGATTGTACCGAACCGAAATTGCATTGCTGAAATATTGCTCATATGGGACATATCCGCACCCGAGATATGGTTATCCGGGGCTTTGGTGGTTTGAGTACGGCATAAAAAATGTTGGCTATCATCTTCAAACACTGGAAAAGCGGGGCTTTATCCAGATGAATGAAAAAGGCAAGTATTTTTTAACCGAAAAAGGGAAGTCTGAGCTCGAATCCAACATTTCGATGCTCGATATGTAGGTTACAACTGAATTATACAACCGTTGATTGTATCGCGTCAAGCGCGTTTAATCGCTCAAAAATGCGCGAAAAATTTAGTATTTGCGCTGAATCGCTGAAATTTACGCTGACTTTTTGCTAAATACGCGCGTTTTGCGCGAACAACGTGCAAAATATGTACGTTGCTATCCGTGGTTGCAAGGTTGTTGCAATTTTTGCAACAGTTCAGCGGCAAGCTCCCCGCCGGGCGCGTCTGCTGCGGCCTTGAGCTGCCGGATGTCCCCGGCCTTGCGGGTCACAAAAAGTCGAGCCCGGGCCTGTCCCTCGGGCGGCATATCCTCATAGCAGGCCAGCGCGGCGCGGATGTGGGTGCAAAACAGCTTCATCTTGTCCATCTTTAGTCCTCCCAAGGTTCAGGTGTTCGGGCCGTGCCAGTCAAAATGGTGGCAGGCATCCCGTCAATGATGGTCATTTCGTTTTCTTTGCCGTTTCTTTGCTCGAAATCTATTTTATTTCACCTCTGTTTTTGTTCAATTTGTCCAACTTGTTTTAGATTTTACCATTTTATGGGAAAACTTGAAGGACTTCCGCTCTGTCGAGTGGCATGGGTTTTTCCCATGTCACTTTTTGTTTTTATGGCATGGAAATTTGTGAGGTTATAATTGATGAGCTACTTTACTGCGGAAAAGCTTGGTGTCGCATTGGCGCGGGCCAGAGTCGCGGCAGGCTTGAGCCAAGTCGACATGGCCCGCCGGATCAACAAGGGAAAGGCTACGATCCAGAGCTGGGAGTGCGGGGCGTCCAGCCCACCAGCTGACAAGATAATGGACTGGTTCGAGGCTTGCGGGACTTCTCCGCTCCCCGCCATGCAAGAAATGCTGCACCCAGAACTTTATAAAGAGCCCGTACAGCGCAAATCAGACGAAGAGCTGGATGAGGCGCTTACAGAATACTTTCGCACAGCGCCGCGAATTGTAAAAGAGATGGTGCTGTTTATCCTTTTGGGCCGACATGGCAGCTATCCACCGGCGGTGTTTGCTGAGGTGTGCGCAAACCTGCACACTCCCTTGCAAAACAAGGTATCCGTCTGCGGCCAAATACTGGACAACTACGGGTTCGCCGTGGCTACAGGAACAGACCCGATTCCGTGGGAAGTCCAGCCTCCGGTGAGTCTGCTGCAGTCGGCATACCAGGCGGGAAAAGAGGCCGCAAAGAGCGGCGAGGCCGACTATACCGCAAAGCGAGGTGAAGAGCTTTGAAGTGCATTCGCGCCTGCTGCCGTCGGGAAATCCCGGACGATGCATCTTTTTGCCCATACTGCGGCAAGAAGCAGCCCGAAGCCGCCCCGCAGCAAAGAAAAAAGCGCCGCCGCCCAAAGGGCAGCGGCAGTGTATATAAGTTGAGCGGGACGAGGTCAAAGCCGTATGTGGCCCTGACAGCCAAGCGAGACGTTCTGGGGACGTTTGCGACGCCGGGTGAAGCAGTGCAAGCACTGGACGCTTACAACGCCCAGAACACCCCCGCAGCGCGTCTGAAATGCACTTTTGCGAATGCCTACGCCCAATGGAAAGCGCAGCCCAAATTTGACAAGCTCAGCACTGACATGAAAAAGGGTTATGAGCTGGCCTATGCAAAGGCTGCGCCGCTGTATGACCGACAGCTCCGGGACTTAAAAGCCGCAGACTATCAACAGGTGATTGACCAGATGGTGGAAAAGGGACTTTCCCGCAGCTCCTGCGAAAAGCAGCGCACACTTTTCAGCCAGATCTGCGAGTGGGCAATGGCTCAGGACATCATAAACAAAAACTATGCCATGCTCTTGCAGCTCCCGGCGGCTACAAGCAAGGCAGAGCGCACCTTGACCGCTCAAGAGATAGAGCAAATAAGCGGCCGACAAGACGACCCGAAGCTTGGGCAGACAGCACAAATCGCAATGGTGCTGCTCTACACCGGTATGCGTATCGATGAGCTGCTCTCCATGCGCTGCGAGGATGTGCATCTGAAAGAGCGGTATATGCAGGGCGGCGAAAAGACCGAGGCGGGCAAAAACCGCATTATCCCTATTTTGGACCCCATTTATAAAATTATTGCCTTTTGGATGCTTGACAGCGGCTGTGAGTGGCTGATACCGTCCAAAGCCGGTACAAAGCTGGACAAGCGCAACGTGGCTACAAAGTTTCGGGCCTTGATGCAGGAGTGCCACATAGAGGGTGTGCATCCGCATACGCTGCGCCACACGGCCAGCAGCAAGATGGTGGAGTGCGGCCTGGAAAAGACTGCCGTGCAAGCCATCTTGGGTCACAAAAATTTCTCCACCACAGCAAACAAGTACGTCTCCCACAATGACCCGGATTATCTGTTGCAGGAAATGCGAAAGATGAAGTATTGATTTGTTAGATTGTTTGTTAGATTGTCACGTTCATTCAGGAGATTTTAAGGAATTTCAAGCAAAAAGAAAAACGCACGTACGATTTGTTTTAATCGTTCGTGCGTTTGTTTTTGGAGCTGGTGACAGGAGTTGAACCTGCAACCCACTGATTACAAATCAGTTTTATTTTACCATTTATCGATAAAAATTCAAAGTTTGTTAGCCTTACGTTAGCTTATTAAACTTAAAAATTCAACTTTTCAAGTTTTGGCTGTATGTAAAAATAACACATTTTGTGTCGTTTTACAATGCGGTTATCTTCCGCATGACCAACTCATACTCTTTCGGGTATGCAAGCTTTATGGCGCTCATGTGCTCATCAAGCACTTCCATCAAGCCTCCAAAGGGCGCGGCGCTGGCCGCTTCCACGAACTCGCTTTGCGGATTTGCTTTTGCGGAGTATGCCGCCGGGTACGACGCGGGAGGCAGCGCTTGAGTCTGCATTTCTGCCGGTGCCTGCTTTTCTTCCAGCTCATTCCTCACGGTGCAGAGGGCGGCAAGCTTATTGACACTCTGCCAGCTTGTTTCCTCGCACTTGAGCTTGCGGATATGCTCGTTGATCTCGTCAATGTCCATGCCTGCCGTCCTCCTTTCTTATGCGTTGCGCAGGATGTCTGCCGCGCGCTTGTAGGCGTCGCGCTCTGCCCCGGTGGCGTCCTGCATCATGTCCTCGATGTCAGAGATCATGCGCTCACGGCCATCGGAGCGGGAGTAATGCCCGCGCACATAGTGGCGGCCTCGGTTTGCGTAGCTGTTGCCCCGATTGTAACCGTTTCCGGCATCACGGCCGAAGGTTCCGCGCATATCGGCTTCCCACTCGCCCGCACGGCTGTACTCGCCGCCCTCGCAGTAGTCCTCGATGCGGTGGATGTCCAGAATGATGTCTACGATCTCGCCGATCATCTCAACATCACCCGGGGATCGGTTCTTTTTGTCGGTCAGCTCCATGAGCTCGTCGCACATCTCATCCTTCAAATGATTCAGTTTATCCAGCATGACTTTATCTCCTTTCTTATGCTACCCGCTCAACGATCAGATTGCTGTTGGCGATGCTGACAGCCTGGGTGCTGGTATTTTTGAGCGCCACGGTGACGCAGCAGCCGCGCGGTACCTCGATGAAAGCGGCCACGAAAACATTGAAGTAATTTTCGACTGCCGCCGGGGTGACAATGGCTGTTGCACTGGTCAGCGACTCACCACCGACAGCCAGCGCCACAGAAATGGGTCCCACAGTGCCGCCGGTGGGAATGGCAATATTGCCGCCAAAGCTTACCTTGAAGCGTGCTTTGCATTGATTGGTCAGACCGCGCAGGGTCACGAGGCCGCTGCCCTCACGGTGCATGATGCAGGCAGGGGCTTTTACCGCGGTCTCAGTCAGGGGAAGGTTTTCACCCGCTGCCACACTGATAGTGTTAGAGTTGCTAAATTCGGCCATTTTATCGGCTCCTTTCATAGAAAAACGCCGGGACTACTGCCCCGGCGCTCTGGTTTGCAAAATCAGCTCAGGGGCTGAACATTTTGATGTGGGCATTTCCATTTTGGAAACAACCACTCAAAAAGCTGTCGTGATTTGGTTATGCGCAGTTGCCGCAGCCGGTCCCACAGCCATAGTAAATGGCGTTGGGGTTGGGCACCTGATAGGCAGGCACGGGAGCTTTCTGCTGCAGAGTCCCGATGATCTGGTTGGTCTGCGCGTTCATCGCGGTGGTCAGGAACGCGCTCTGGCGATCCTGAGAAGCTGCCCGGCGCAGCTCGTTGTTCTCGCTCTGCAGGGTGGCGATCTTATCATTGGTCAGGAAGTCGAGCACCGCGCGGGTGTTGCTGTTCTGATTCTCGATGATGTCCCGGGTGTTGTTGTTCATGGTGTTCTGCGTTGCGCAGAAGCCCTGCTGCATCTGGTTCCGGGTGTCGCACTCCTGCGTGGCCAGATTGTAGTTGACTCCCTGGATCGCGGTCTGGGTCTTGCAGCAGCAGTCAGCCAGCTGTGTAGCCAGAGCATTCTGACCCTGCATCAGTGCAACGTTGGTGCTGTTGAAGCCCTGCTGCATGGCGTTGGTGACGCCGTTCAGACCCTGCTGCACGCCGTTGAAGCCCTGAAGCATCCCGGTGTTCATGGCATAGAAGCCATCACACAGGCCGCTTTCCAGCCCGTTCAGCTTGTTCATGACGCTCTGGTTGTCGAAGCCGCGCTGCAGGTCTGCCTGTGTGACAGCGCTGGTCATATAAGGCGAAGCGCCGCCCATGCCCATGCCGCCGCCCCAGCCAAAGCCGCCCATGCCGCCCCAGCCGAACATGCCGAAAATCAGAAAGAGGACGATCCAGCCCATCCAGTCGCCGCCCCAGCCGTTGAGGCCGTTGCTGTAACCGTTGGCAGGCTGTACCGGCATGGTCAGAACCGTGCTATCAGAAGAAAGAGACATAGTTTTACTCCTTTACGTTAGATTTTGAAATTTATTCTAAATGCGGCCGCATTTCAGAATCCAAACATGTTTTTCATGCCGTTGAGCATCGGCGCAATCTGCTGCGCCCGCTGCTGAATGGCGTTGAGCTGCTGCTGTGAGAGCTGGCCGGATGTGAGCATCTGGTTTATCATCTCCTGCGGGTTTTTCCCCTGCATCTGGTCCATAAACTGCTGAAACTGCCCACCAATGGGGTTCTGGGTCTGTCGGCCCATCGAGTTATACAAGCTGCTGCTCATCGTTTAGCTCTCCTTTTCCGGCTCTGGTGCTTCCTGCTTCTCCAACGCCGCCAGCTTTGCCGCCAGCGCGTCAAACTCCTTGCGGGTGACATACTCCCCGCCTGCGGCTTGCGTGGCTGCAATCGACGCTTTGGGGCCTCCGGTGCGTTCCTTGTAGTCGTAGATGCGGAGCGGGAACGGCCTGCCGTCCTGCCCCACTTCTTTGATGTAGAAGGTATCGGAATCGGCATCCAGCAAAAGCACCCGGCTTCCGTTGGCTACCAGATAGCCCCGGGCTGCTGCTTCGCCCTGCACCCAGATAAAGCCGCTGTCCGTCGGTGCGGCCTGTCCCTGCATTGTCGGCATCATGACAGGCTGAGGCTGAAATTGTGCAGCTCGAAGTGTTTCAAGCTGCCCTTGCGGCTGTTGCGGGTAATACACTTGCGGGTATCCGTTATAAATTGGCATCGTTTACTCCTCCTTGTACCAGTAATAGATCGGGCATTCCGCGCCGCTGTCCCAGCTGTCCCACCACTTGCCGTTGATGACGGCCAGAACATGGCCGGAGCAGCCCAGTACATACACGCCGCGCGGGTACTCCCGGGCAAAATCTGCCACGGTGTAACAGGTGGAGCAGTCCGCCTCCACCATGCGGCGCTTGTAACCCTGCTTTTGGAGGTATGCGCCCCATGTGCGGTTGGCGCTGGGCATGTCGCCGAGGGCGTAACCAGTGAGCGCAAGGCCGATATAAGCTTGCTCCCAGCTCCGGCCGGTGGCCGCTGCTACCGCCCGCACGGCACAGTCTCCGACGCTGCTCCCGTGGGGGTTGGGGTTAAACTTGTGCCACATGGCGCTTCCCTCCCTTTGCGCTCAGTTTACCTTTTTAAGGAGAGCTAAGAGGCAACGAACGCACAACGAAGGACAAAAACGCCTGATTAAATCTTGATTAGAGTTTGATTGCGACCTGACCAAAACTAATACAGCTGATACAAAATAGACAAAAAAATAAGGCAAAGTTTGGTGACTATGCCTGTATTACTTGTATTAGTTTTGTGGTATAATGATGGTGTCAGAAGGAAACACAGTTGGAGGAACAAAAAATGAAATGCTCTTGGAATACCGCCCGCGGCGCAAAAATCGAACTCGACATTGACAAAAAGGTCATCACCGAAGAAACCCTCTGGAACGAAGGCAACGAGCTTACGGTCCCTTGCCATAAGTGGCAGTACACCATCAATTCTCTGCTGGTGAATGGGCAGGAAATGAAGGCAGGTGCCTACAAGCAGCAGATCGGCCGTTGGCCGGAGAACGTACACCACGCCTTTGTTGTGTTCGTTGTGGCTCACGGCAAGAAGCAGAAAGCGTTCATTGAGATCCCCGATGAGATCGAGAACGAGATCTACGGCGAAGAGCGGGCCTATCAGAAAGCAAAAGTCGAAAAAGAGCTTGCTGTTGGCGAAGAATACGAAAAGCATTACAACGCCGTGATCGATATGATGAACAAGTGACTGTTAGGAGGACAAAATGGAAAACAATACCATCCGCAATCTCGGCAAGCTGTACCACCTGCTCGATGAGGCTTGCACGCCTGACCACGTGAATCAAGCGGATCTCGACAATGCGACACGGTTCCCGGTGCGCAGCGTGATGATGAAGATCATGCTGGTGCACAAGCTCCACAAGATGACCCCGGAGCTTGACAATGCCTGCTCCTACGTCCTGAAGGATGTAGACCTTGAGGACGTGGATAACAGCTTTGCGCTCAAAGCATTGCCGTTGCAGCAGCAGGGCATGTTCCAGATCGGGTATATGTCACCCGATTATAAGACGCTCGGCGTGTCTGCCGTAAAAATCAAGGCTGCTCGGGAAAACGCCGGGCTGACTATCCGGGCGCTGGCAGAAAAAGCCGGGCTGTCCACTGCAACCATCCAATATGCGGAATCCGGGAAGGCCGTGCCGAGGGTCGGTACCCTTGAAAAAATAGCAACCGCCTGCGGCGTTGCCATCGCTGACTTGCAGGGGTGACAAGCGCGAAGGAATTCGAAAAAGCAAAACCCCCGATGCTCCAAACGGAGCATCGGGGGTTTTGTTACTCAAAAAATTTTGAAATGCTTTTGAGCCGGTAGCCTACCGCCGTCCGGCTGTAATGTGTCTGTGCTGCAATGTCCGGCAGCGGGAGCCGCTCAACGTACCGCAGTAAGGCTATCTTACGGTCTACCCTCCCAAGCGGTGCGTTTTTGATGGCGGCGGTCATCCGCTGTCTGTCAAGTCCTCGCAGCGCAGCGGGCAGCACTACGCGAGCCGCCGCCACAGGCAGCACCGAGCCAGAAGGGCTGCGGGAGCTGTCCGGCGTTGCGCACCATAGTGCCAAGCACGGCAAACTGGTGACGAGTTCGACTTTTGAGGCTGAAAAAGTTAAACTCATTTACAAAAACAGCCTGTTTCAGCCATTGTTGTGCGTATGTAGTGCTTGCCATAATAACCTCCTTACTCCTTTTCCAGCGCCGCTTTCATGCGGTCAAAGAAAAACTGGATGACCGCGCCGATGGTCTCATCGGTGATGGCCCAGCTGATGAGCCTGCCGTATTTGCTGGCGCTCAGAGCGGCCCGGAGCATCTTGACGACCCACGCTTTGCGCTCTGCGCCGCGCTTTGTCCCCTGTATCTCGTGCTCGGCCCGCTCGATGAGGTCAAGCACCAGAGGCTTCACGGCTGCGCCGTAGCCTAGCCGGATGCAGCCCAGAGCGTAAAAGATAAAGCCGCCCAGCATCAGCACTGCCGCCACCGGGGCAGGGATAACACCCAAAATGTTATTGATCGTTGCCATGTATTACTCTCCTCTCTCTTTTTCGAGATCTGCAATGCGGTGGTTTGCCACCTTCATCTGCTCTTCAAGCACCGGCACACGCTGGGCGAAGTTGTTGTGCGCCCGGACTTCCCGGGTCAGCTCTTCCAGCTTGGTTTCGGTCACCGCCTGCTGCTTGTCCAGCTTGGCGTCCATGCTCTGGGCGGTGCGGTTGTTGGAGACGATCACGCCAATCAGGCTCAGACCGCCGGTGATAATGGCTACGATGATTGCTTCACTCATGCGCCCTCCCGGAGACGGGTCAGGCCCTTCTTGCGGATGATTTTCGGATAGTTGAGGGTAGTGACGTTGAGGTCTACGTTGCCGGAGATGCCCGGCACGCTGCCCTTGCTGGTGTGTTGGTGGGCGTTGTAGTTAAACGTCACGTTGGGCGTCTTGCCGGTGTAGTCGGCCAGCCAGATGTCCCACCGAGAGGACAGCCTCGCCATGTCCAGCTCATACTTGTAACCGGTGTAGGTGTAGAGCTGGGCGTAAAAGCCCATCCGCTCCACCTGTTCCAGCGCATAAGCGGTCATGTTGGTAAGGTCAAGCGTGGACAGCTGCTTGAGCTTGTTCTCCTCCACGTCCACGCAAACAGGGAGAGAAAACTCCTTGCCGTACACCGCCTGCCGCAGCATGGCCAGCTCTGCGTCGGCCATGGCCTCGCTGGTGGCGTAGGTGTAGTAGTAGATGCCCACGTCCAGCCCGGCAGCCCGGGCGTTGCGGTAGTTTGCCTCGAAGGTGGGGTCGATGTAGAGGCCGTCCGCCCGCTTGGAGAGTCTGCTGTTGGTGGAGACCGTCTTGAGCATCGCTCCCTTGTAGCCCGCCGCTGCCACCTGCGCCCAGTCGATAAGGCCCTGATACCGGCTCACATCCACAAAGCGATAGGGCGGGCCGCCCTCCCAGCCGGTGACAGCCTCTGCCTTGGGGGCTTGGGGCGCAGGCTCAGGTTCGCCAGTGTCCCGCTCGTCCCCCGGGCCAAAGATGGCCCGCACCAGCTTTTCCAGCAGTTCCAGCAGCTTACCCATTGTAGTCCTCCCCAGTGATCTCCTTGTATTGTTCCTGGGTGATCTCCCCCTCGGCCACCCGCTTGGCCAGCTCCCGCTTGACTCCGGCGCGGCGGCTTGCAGGCATCTCTGCCCAGGTCTTGGTGCCGGCCACCAATCTGTTTGCCCAGATCTTTTCCATACTGTACCTCCTTACTTGTTGACTGCTGCATCCAGCTCGCAGACGGCATCCTCCAGAGTGCTCACGCGCTCATCGGTCGCCGCATCCTGCTCGCACAGCGCATCCTGCAGCTCGGCGGCGGTCTTCGCCGCCTGCTCTGCCAGAGGGCCGGTCTTGTCGGTCATCCGGTAGTGGCGGTCGATTTCGTACCAGTCATAGCAGCGCCCTTCCGCGTCCTCCGCGCTACGCAGTTTGCGGACAACGCGGAAGCTGTCGGTGATGGTCTGGTCGGGATACTCCCGCTCAAGCTGGTGATAGCCGGTCAGGCTGGTGTGAGCGTCGCCGATGGTCTTGAGGACTTCTGCGCCGCCCTTTGTGCCAAAAACATAGTCCACGTCAGGTTCTCCTTTCTCCGATGCTCTCGGACGACGTGCTTCAGGTCGCGGACGACCCGCTCTCCCCGAAACAGCCATTGATAGAGATGATAATTGTTGCAGTGCCGGAGCTGCCCGAGGCGCGAGAGCAGGCTTGCTGCCGCTCTGGGTGCAATGGGCTTCCCCTGCCGCCTGCGCTTGCGATACCGCGCCAGCGCCCGCTTGATGTGCAGCAGATTCCGCTTGCGGGGGATGGTGTACCCTCTCCCGTACCGGTAGCCTACGGCGTCCGGCAGACGCCCTTTCGCCCGCGCAAAGCCGTGATATGTACCCCCAATTCTGGACACCCAGGATTGGGGGTATTTTCATGAAGTACAGCTACGAATACAAAAAGAATTGCATTGAATTGTATCGACAAGGCAAGTGGCCGGAGACGCCAGATGGAATAAAACAAGAAAACTTCAGGATAAGTGTCCGAAGATGGTCTCGAAGAGAAAAAAGCTGTGGCGCGGAATCGTTGCAGAAGAATCAGAAAAAGATGTGGTCAGCAGATGAAAAGTATGAGCTAATAGCTAAAGTTCTTGCAGGAGTATCAATAACAGAGAGCGCGATTTCTGCAGGAGTTGAGCCAAGTCTCTTGTCTCAATGGGTCAGATGCTATAAAATGAAAGGGTATCAGGGACTGGCTGCACAACGAAAAGGACGGCCACCCAAGGAGCCTGACGACATGAAAAAGAAAATTGTACCGGCAGAACTGACCCCATCTGAGCGAGAAGAACTGATTCGACTAAGAGCTGAAAATGAATATTTGCGAACGGAGAATGAAGTTATAAAAAAACGGATTGCCTTGAGACAAGAAAAGTTCGCAGCGCAACTCAAGGCGAAAAAGCTGCACTCGTCAACGAACTCCGAGGAAAAGGATACTCTCTGAATCAGCTGTTGGAGGCAGCCGGACTGTCCAGGTCTACATACTATTACGAAATCAGCAAAACCGATGCGGTCAAAGAGCGAAATGCCAATCTGTCGTCTGAAATCACGAATATCTTTAATGAGAATAAAGAACGATATGGTGTCAGACGAGTACACCATGAACTTCTCAATCGTGGATTTAAGGTAAATCATAAGCGTGTTCAAAGGATTATGAATCAGCTTTCTCTGAAAGGCAAACGCCCGAAAGAAAAGTATCATTCTTACAAAGGCGATGTAGGCAAAGTCGCTGACAATATCATCAACCGGGATTTCAGTACGGAGAAGCCTTTGCAGAAGTGGACAACAGATGTATCGCAATTCAATCTGCCTTGGGGAAAGTGCTATATTTCTCCTATTTTAGATATGAACACGAATGAAGTGATCTCGTATAATCTTTCCCTCAGTCCCAATATGGCGCAAGTCAAGGATATGCTGAATAAAGCGTTCAAACGCTTTCCGTCCGTTCAAGGACTGATTATGCACTCAGATCAGGGCTGGCAGTACCAACACGCTTTCTACCGAGAAGAACTGAAGAAACATGGAATCATCCAATCTATGTCCAGAAAGGGCAACTGCTATGACAACTGCATTATGGAAACATTCTTCGGAAGATTGAAGAACGAGATGTTCTATGGATTTGAGAAGAACTATCCTTCCTTTGAGATCTTTTCCAAAGCTATTGCTGATTATATCGACTATTACAATAACCGCAGAATTCAAGCTAAAACAAAATGGATGCCTCCCTCTAAATTCAGGAAAGCATCCATGTCTGAATCTTAATTATTCATTTTTCATCCAGTGTCCAGAAAACTGGGTACATATCACATGGTCACCGTTCACACCGAACGCAGTTCCTGCCCCTGTTTGTGCAGCGGCGTTG